GGGTCGGCGAGTATTGTGGCACACCACAATACGAGGTTGACAATGAAATTGCCAATAGACGTGAGGCCATCTCCGCTTATGCGCATAGCTTGAATTATGAATTCAGCCATCGCTCCTCCGCGGGAGAAAGCAATTTTGGTCGTGTCCGACTCTCGAGTTGCCATCTCCGCCTCGAACCAGGCCTGGAGTCCCTCGATTGTGTCGCCCGACTCAAACAACACGCTAGCGACGTGCCGCATTATCTGGTTTTCCACCTCCTGTTTCAACGCAAATGAAACGGTGGCGTCCCATGCGGAACCGTCGCCCTCGAAAACGCGATCATCCGGACGGATGCGCGATGCCACGTTAAAAACCGCATCGTACTTCGGTTTGTGCTTTATCGTCTGGCGATGAAAGTGCTTTACCGTCAGGTCTTCGATGCACTTGCAAACCGCCTTGCAGCACAGTTGCGTCTCGGTACCGCAATCTACCACGATGCGCGGTCGATGGTCCTTTGCAGGTTTGAACTGGAGGACCTCTGACTTGATAGAAGCTTTGAAACGAACATTCACGTCCGTGCCACGGGACTGTAATCCAGACACTGCGTTCTCGAAGGTGGCAGTAGACCACTTCTTGGAGCAAATGTCCCTAAACGGTTCGTTTTCAGCTTTCTCACGCCACTCTCTGATCTTCTGCGGTGGCAACACCTCCTTGATGAAGGAAGCCACCGTCTTCTTGATCCTAGCGCTATGGGCGGCATCCGGTGCAAACTTCTTTTGCAAGTCACAGTAACGTCTCTTGATGGCAGCTCGAAGAGAGTTCAATGAATTGCTGTAATGCACAGGATCCCCGGAAACTGGGCCCACCTGATAGGCCAACTTGTCCGGAGTGACACACACCTCCTCTTTCACTTTTAGCACGACGTTTTCCGTCTTCGCCGTAGTGTCAACTTCTGGAGGGGTGGTGTCAGCCAACACCTTACCGCCTGGCAGTGGATGAGCATCAGCCAGAGAATCGGACCTCAACGAATGGAGGCCTCGCTCCCATTCCCTGTCGGACATAGGGGAAATGGAGGTAATGGGCCCGCTTGGCGATACTAACGGCGTCGCGAGTGCCGTA